TATCACACTAATATGAGTAAAGAGATCGTCAATCCGACATTCTACTCTTTCGACCTAAGTGCTGCCACCGATCGTTTACCAATCGATTTACAAAAGGATGTCCTTTCAGTTATTTTCGGTGATACTTTCGCCGAACACTGGAGAGACATCTTAGTAGATCGAGACTGGTACCACAAGGGGAATCCCTTGCGATATTCAGTTGGTCAACCGATGGGTGCCTTAAGTTCATGAGCTATGCTAGCTCTGACTCATCATGTAATTGTAAGAATTGCTGCGATCCGAGTAGGATTGCACAATTTTACTTACTATGCTCTCTTAGGAGATGACATAGTGATTGCAAATGAGTCGGTCGCAAAAGCATATCATGAAATTATGACAAGCATTTTAGGGGTCGACATAAACTTATCGAAATCTCTAACCTCTACAAACACATTTGAGTTTGCTAAGAGATTAGTTAGATTAGATGGTGAATTGTCACCAGTGGGAGCAAAGAATTTATTAGTAGGACTTAAGACATTGAAAGGTTTACCTTCAATTCTTCTTGACCTTGTTAATAAGAACTTTGCCCTATCCGAAGAGTCCGTAACAGAGATGTACAAATCTGTGCCCACTGTGAGAAAATCACAGTTGCAAAGACTTGTATGACTCGTTAAGGGTCCCTTCGGATTTATCCCGACTGCAGATGGGTTATCAGCTTCTCTTAAGCTGACTAACTCGCTATCTGCAGTAATGATGGATAGTCTCCTATCTTCGATGGATGAAGCTTTCTTCAAAGTTTCATTACAAAGATGGGAGTCGAATCGGCGATACGCAGGTAAAACTGTGCATGCCCTTCGTACTATCCCTTCATTATCCGGAATAGACTGTAGTTTAAATGACAGTCCATTCTTGAAGAAGATGTTGTCTGATTGATTAATCAAAACAGATACACTTCTCCGGGATAAACCGGTTAGGCGAATCATCTTTGATGATCCGTATATGGTATTCACTAACTACTATAGAGCTAATTGAATGTTTGAAATGATGGAAAACATCAGATTCAAAATCAAGAAGTTTACTAAAGAAGTTAGTTTGCCTGTTATGGATCCTTTTAGATCTGATTCGGTCCTTTTACCTCTAGCTGAGAATAAGAGAGCAGAAAATTTCTGAACTCTTGTTCGTCAAATAGAGAATGAAAAGAGCCGCGAGAGGGGCTTTAAAGGTTGATAAAACCTGATTAAAGAGCTTCTCACAGACTGGATGTCCCCAGGTCCTCGAAAGGGACCGCTGCGTAAGCAGGGAGACAAGCCGAAGGTTTAATACTATAACAAGGTGTTAAACCGTTATTGGGGTTTCTCGCAAGAGAGAGGCTCCGTATGAGGTATACGAAACCCATCCACCTGTGAGAAGTGAGG